TCATAATGCTTCCATCTGCGTGGCTAAGTTTGTTGTAAGGCGGATGGTCGTTTCTATGGGAATATGTTTGTGCTGCGCGTCATGTTGATTGACGATAATCAACGTTGCTCCGGCGTCAGAAATTTTCTCTTTCAGTCGGAGAAAGACATTCAGATTTCGTGCCAATCTACTCGGATCGCTAACGATAACGGCAGACGGTTTGGGAAGTTCCCGAAGCAGCATGAAAAGGTAATCAAGCCCAGGGCGGTTCTCCGAGCTACCGGAGATCCCAAGATCGGTTATCGTTTCTAAGACGTTGTCTTTTTCCGCGTCAGCAAACAGGCGACACAATTTGTCCTGCTGCTGTATTGAATCTGGAACGCCTTGGCCTTGCTGATAAGCCGCACAGCGGCAATAAATGAATGCGTTGTATCTCATTTCACCTCCAAAAGTAACTCGCCATTATAGCAAAATGTGCGGCAAAAATCACGGGTCAAGTAGTTGTTTCTGCACATTATTTTCAATTCTAAGGGGGTCACGGCCAAACGCTTGATCTACAAAATGTTGGGCTATTTTCCAAAGCGCCATCGTCACTTCGTCCTTCTCTTCATCCGTCATGTTGAACCCGTCCATATAGGGGCGAAACTCTTCAAGATCAGGAAGGCTCATACGTAGCTGCTCCTTATCGTGCGGCGCTGGGGCGCGGCTGTGGGTTTTGTGGAAGGAGCGGCGTCTGTCTCGGCAGGCAAGGCCTCCTGCGTTATGCCAACGGCTTTTTCAAGCTTCAGCCAAATAACTTCGGTGAAACGGTCGATCCCGACGCTTGCGGCGGCGGCGCGGGCATACACGCGGCAATCGAGGGCTTCATTGCGTTCGCGCTCTTTGTGCCACTCGCGGTGAGGGAAGCCCCGTTTGTTTTTGATCGTCACAAGCCGCTCGGCGGTAAGCTGCTTAAAATACTCCTCGCCGTACTTGGGGAAGTGGCAGTACCCAGGAGGAAAGCCTGCGCCTTCCTCTTTCTGTTCGTCGGTCGGCGCATCTTTGCGAAGGCATCCGTAGATTTCGGATTTGCAAAAGGATGAGCCGACGGGCCAAACGAGAAGGCCGCGACGTTTGCGCTTGCCCCGTATCGTCACATCCATCGGGCTGGGCGCTCCCAGCGCCGCGCCAAGGCGATCCATGCCTTTGACGGCTATAACCCTATCGCCGGACTGCTTGCGTACCCAGTCGTAAACCTCCTGCGTTGCATACCCTGTGTCGATGGCCATCTTGAGGATGGCAAGGTTCACGCCGCTTTCGTGGCTGAAGCTCTCGGCCAGAATATCGTCAAGCGCCTGCCAGACTTCCGGCTTGGCCGGATCGCCTTGCAAAACCCGATAATCCACCGACCAACATTCGCGGTCGCGGCCCCATGCCACGATTTCAAGCTCAAGGCGGTCTTTCTGCACGTCAACGCCCGCCGTAAGAAACAAGCCGCCCATCGGCACGACGCAAATGCGGTAATCCTCGCGCCGTTCGTAGAGGCGATGCCATTCAGGGGCTTCGCCTTTCTCAACGTAGGTTTCGCCAAGCTCCGTGTTCCTGAATGATTTGATCGAAGCGTCCGAACCTTGCGCGTCGAGCCATGACCGCGCAATTTCCGCCCAGCTACGCCAGCCCAGCGGTGAATACAAACTGGAAATATGAAAGCCTGCCGTGCGTCCGTCGCTTTCGGCATGGGCTTGCCAATAGCCGTTCGCAAGCAATTCGGTTTTGTGATGCTCTTCAAAAAGCCGTGAGCAATGTTCGCATTCATAGGCCGCTTTCTCCGGTTGATTGTGCGGCCATTTGAGTTGCGGAAACTTGAGCCATTGGAAGGTTCCGCAGAGCGGACACGGCAGCATAAAGCGGCGTTGATCGCTGATTTCATATTCTCGCTCGATACGCGACAGGCCTTTAATCGTCGGCGTCGAGACCATGTAAATCTTGCGCCGCGCAAAAGTGCGCGTTCGCGCTTCGGCAAGGGCAATCGGGTCGCCTTCACCTTCCACGTCCCCAGGATAGGCATCGACTTCATCCAAAAACAAAAATCGCACGGGCATGGATCGCAACCCCGCCGCGCTGTTCGCGCCAGCGAGAACAAGAATGCCGCCTGGAAACTCTTTCGTGAGAACCGTGTTGCCGGAATCTTTGGATCGCGCTGGCTTGACCAGTTCCCGCAGCACGGGGCTTTCTTCGATAAGCGGGTCGATGCGCTGTTTGGAATTGCGCTTGGCCGTATCTACGGTCGGGTTGACACTAAGCGTCGGCCCTGGCGTATGGTGAATGATATAGCCGAGCCAGTTGTTGCCGCATTCTGTTCCCCCAACTTGTGCCCCTTTCATAAAGACGACCCGCTCAATAGGCGAGCTGGCCGAAAGGCAGTCCATCGGTTCGCGCAAATACGGCGTCCGGCTTGTGCGCCACGGCCCAGGCTCGGAGGCCGCTTTGCCGGAAAGAAAGCGGTTTTCATCCGCCCACTCCGAGACCAACAAAACGGGGTCTGGCTTCAGTCCTTCCAAATAGGAAAGGATGAAAGCAACTTCTTGCGGATCGTTCATCGTGTCAGAGATTTTCGGGGTCGGATTTTGAGAACTCTTCCAACACGCGGGAAAGCTCTTCGCTTAAAAGCTGGTTGACCTTGAGGCGGTCGCTTTCCGCCGCAACGATAGCGTCGATCCGGTTGGGAATGCCCAAAAGCTGATCGCGCAGTTGTCGCGCAAGGTTGAACCAACGGACGGTTACTTTTTCCAAGGGGACGAGCCGTCCGGCTTTTTCCTCGTATTCCATTTTCCGAAGCCTTGCGACGTACAATTCGCGGATGGCGCGGCTTTGGATGTAGGTCGGCCCTTCGGCGGATGATGCGGCGGGAGCGGCTTCTTCTGTTTTGGTTTTGGGCTTCGCTTGAGGGGCTGGTTGTTGCGCCTCTTTCTGCGCTTCCACTTGTCCAGGATCACTATTTCGTTCCCATTGAAGATCGGCCTTGGCGGGATCAATCTTGCCGTCTTCGTCTCTGGTAATCCGGCCACTTTGAACGGCCTTCATGACCGCGCTTTTTGAACACCCCCTGTGCGCGGCATAAGCTCGGATTGACAGGCCCATCATTCATTTTGTCTTAGCTGCGATGCAGGTTGTTGTAGTCGAGAATCCATCCGGCAAACTCGCCAAAGCGGAAGAACGGAACGGCTTCGTCTCCCAGAATGGCCGGATCAATCGGGCGCTGCACGCCGCTCAAGCTTAGTTCTTTTTCGATAATCTCCTGCGGATGAACGCCAGCCGCAATCTTGTGAGAAAGCGCAATGCGGGAAAGGATGGTCGCGGGATAGCCCTGCACGGCCTCACATTTATCGACCACGAGGATTGCGCCGCCTGGACGCAGATTTTCTTTGAGCCGATCAAGAAACCGTTCTCGTTCGCTCGGCGGAAAGAACATGAGAACCAAAAAGCAAATGGCCAGATCGAACGGCTGATAAGGAAACGTCAGAGCGTTCGTGATCGCCAAAGAACCAGGGCCATCATAGAGCGCGGCCATCTCCGCGCTTTCTTCAATGGCGACAAGTTCGGCACCGCGAGAGTCCAGCGTTGTTTGCAAGGCGCGGCCAATGTTGCCCGTGGAAGCCCCGATGTCATAAACAAGGCCGCCTTGCGGGATGTAATGCCGCCCGATATAGGAAACGGCAGAAGTCAGAAGATCGTACCAAGGCAATTGTTCGCGCACATGGTGGTCGAACCCTTCGGCAACGTCCTGATTGGCAAACGTCCATTCTTGCGGGATCTGCATGGCAGAGCCTCCTTTCTCATTCAACGATGTTGGGGGAGATCAGTCTTTGGGCTGAAAAGTCTCAAGCACCGTGTCCCGTGTCAGGGCGACGATGCCGAGTTTTTCATACATGGCGCGTGTCGAAGGGTTGCTTTCGATGGCAACATAGCTTTCAGGGTTCGCGCCGTATTTGGGGAAGATGTATTTTTCGAGGATTTTCTTTTTGCAAGAAGGCGGCGTCAGAAACCACTCGTTGAAATAAGCGTCCTGCGGCAACCATCCCGTCTTGTATCGGATGCTTTGAAGGGTTCGGTCTTTATGAAGTTTGGGCCGCGCCGTTATCAAAATAACGGTTCTGTCTTTGATGCGGCTCAGAAGATCAGACGAATAACGTTCATTGTCGATTTGACGAGCAAAGGGTTTGATCTTCTCTTGGCTGTTAGAAACCAACGTGTAATTCAGGTCTAAAAGAATAATCATAGCTTCATACCAAGCCGTTTTTCATAAGAGGCGATGGCTTCATCGACCAGCCCCATACGGCTCCCATCAGGATACGGTAAATCAAACTCAAAAGCGATAGCTGCTTTTAATTGCGTCGGATTTATCGGCTTCGGGGTCGCGCAAATGGCCGTCACGTTATGCGCCCGATCCTCCACCTGCACCCGCTCAAAGAAAGGCTGGAACAGTTCATAGAACTCTTTCTGCGAATGGTACTTTTGAACCTTCGGCTTGGATTGAAAGTCGCCCAGAGAAACGCCGTCTTCATAGTCCAAACGGAACAGGCATTCTTTCAGGCGACGCTCCGAGATTTGATTGCATCCGGCGAGGTTCTTCCAATTGGCATGAGACCGCGCCGAGGCCGCAGCATAAAGCCGTGTCTTGGGGCCGCACAGGGCTGCGCACAAACAGGCGATATGCTCCCGATCCTCTTTGAACGGCACGCTGTTCAAGACCGAGGAAATGAAAACGGAGTCATATTTCACGCCTGCTGCCACGTCCGCCAGAAAGCTCCGCGCCACACGCAGACTTTCGGCCCTGTCGATTTCATCCTTTTCCCCGATCCGAAAAGGCTCAAATGGCGTAACACGCACACCGATGGATCGCAGGATTTTCGTTTCAGTCAAATGCCCAGCGCCAAAGTCCACAACGGACGTTCCGTAAAGGCTCTTCCATTGTTTGGCATTCTCCGGCGTTGTCACGTCATATTCTTTGACGATGCTTTTCCGATAATGGGCGAAGATAAAACCCCAGCCAAGCGTTTCCCGAACGCGGCGCACGCGCCGGAACGAATTGTAACGGAGCAAGTCGGCGTAACGGGTGTGAATATCAAAATCCATGCTCAAGAAGTTCAGCATGGCGCTTGCAAGCTCGGCCTGCGCGTCCGTGATCCAAACAACGGGGACTTCTTTTTCGCCGCGCTCTGCCGCAAGCTCCACGCGGCCAAGACCGTTGACGATCCGGTAATCTCTTGTAGCCACAACGGGCATTTGAATGCTGCGCTTGCGGAGCATCTGTGCGAGGTTGCGTGTATAAGGAACCCACCGCCCTTTGTTTGCTTCAAGGAATGGCGCGAGGGGAATGTTTTCCGCGTTCAAGCAGGGGTAAATGCTTTCTTGATCCGGCAGTTCGGCAGCAATATCGAAAACGTTGCATTCCTCAAGTGCCAGCTTCAACGTGTCGGGTGCGTCCGAGTTTTGCATGTCGTTCGTGCCGCGATTGAACGCAATGTTGATCGCCTTGCGTTCTTCCAGCGTCATGCGCGGCACATAGGCCACGGGCACTTGCTTCATCCCTATGCGCGTTGCAACAAGATGGCGTTGGTGGCCGGAAAGGATTTCCCCGTCTTCGTCGGCGTAAATAGGGAGAAGCCAGCCCAGTTTGCGAAGCGAAAGCTCGATAACCTTCAGGCGCACAGGATCGGCCTTGCGGGGGTTATAGGCGCTTGGCCGCACGGCGTTGATCGGGAGAAGCTTTATCATATTTTCAGGCGGCGCTTGATTTCATTTTTGATGCACTCTTTTTCAAAACCGACTGCCGAGCGGATGGCATCATGCCAACGCAGGTAGTCAGCGCGGGGAATGGGGATGCGGTAGGAACCAACGACGCATTGCGTGTCGGATTCGTCCTGTATTTCGTCGCTTTTCTCATCATCATCGAAGCCGTCGCTTAAATCGTCTTGCGCTTCGGCTAAAAGCTGTTCCAATTCGTCTTTTGAAAAACCGATCACGCCCATGTCAAAATCCTTCGACAAAAGGACTTCGACATGTTCACCTAAAAGTTCCTTATCCCAAGTCGCATTCTCGGCCAGCTTGTTGTCGGCAATGATGTAAGCGCGTTTTTCTTCGTCGGTCAGATTGTCGAGAACGACAACAGGAATCTTTTCAAGGCCGACAAGCTTTGCCGCTTCCAGTCGCCCATGCCCAGCGATAACGCCCGCATCCTTATCAACGAGGATCGGCATCACCATGCCGAAGCGGATGAAGCTTGCCGCAAGCTGACTGATTTGCTCGTCGCTATGAAGGCGCGGATTCTTTTCGTAAGGCTTCAGCTTTTCTGTCGGCCAAAACTCAATGCGTTCAGCCATGCGTGGGAGTTTTGCGTCCATAAAGTGCTGTCCTCCTAACTGTCCACGAGTGGACAAAAGGACAAGTGTCCACCTGTCCACCTCCGCTCAAGGTGTCCACCCTTTTCTGATTCTGTCGCTAGAAAAGTCCCGCGCTACGCCCGCCCCCTTAGCGTATCGGGCGGGAAGTACCTTTGATAATCAAGAGGTTGCCCGCTTTCCGCCGAGGGGCGCGAGGGGTGAAAGCCTTTCCAAAATAACAAGGCCTCCTTTGGTCAATCCGCATCGTCGCCAGCCTGCTCGAAGATAAAATGAGACTGCTTTTCCCATCGTCTTTCGTCATTTTGGTAGGAAAAGAAGGGCACAAAAAAACCGCTCGAAAAAATCTTTCGGCGGCTCCTTACCCACGTCTCGCAACGTTACCTAAGTCGTAGGGCCTCTACGTGGGATCGTCAAGCAGTTTTTTTGTGGTGGATGCAAAAAAGTTTTACAGCCGCCACAACGTCGCCAGTTTTTCAAGCCCACGGTGCAACGTTTCAACGCGATCAGTCGTGCCCGCGTACTTGTTATGCCCGCACACGTCGATGATGATTTTCTTTTGCGCTGCTGACAATTCGCCATATGCGTCGCGCAATATCTCCTCGCTGATTGGCACGATCAGCATGGCCATCTCTGGATCATACGCGCTACTCGACGCAGGGTCTTCGACTTTAAGCCCAAGCACGGCGCGTTGATAGGCGCGACGAAACTTTAGCCCCGCCTCATATTCGCCTTGCGTCAACCGCCCGTCCCAAAAATAATAATCCAACGCGCACTCAATCCGCACACGGTCGCGGATCATATACGGGTTTCCGCGCAAATCCCGATCTATGACTTCCGTTATCACGCCACCGCATTGTGCCCGAAGCTCCATAGTTGCACGCTCCCCCAGGCGCACGGGCAGTCCTTTCTTCGCCTTGCGCCTCTTAGCCATGAGCCACCGCCCGTGGCGCACGGCACACCGTTCTGGTGATCTGATTATTATGGCAAATTAACCTTTCCTCTTCGTTGATTATGGAAAGGTTTTTTGCTGGAAAAGGCTGTTTTTCCATCATTTCTTGCCTTCCTGTGTATGTATGCTTGGGGGATGCGTTTTGCCGACGGCAAAAGACAGGGAGCGACCCAGCGCATGTTCCAGCGCCGCGCCGTAACGGGTTTCCAGATACTCGGCGTGAAAGCTCGACGGCACGGTGATGCGTCCAGCCTCAAGGTCAATGAGACAAGGCGCAAGCCATCGCTGAACGAAGGTTTCGTTGAAGACGTAATGGCCTTGCAGTTTTTGGCGCACAAGTTCCGGCAAGGGCGGATAGTTCGCTGGCAATGCCGGACTTTCCGTTTGCCCAAACGTTGCCGCGTTAGGATCAATCTTCAACGCTCGATCCAGCCAATTCAGCCATGTTTGTCGCCAGCCTTTTTCGCTACGCCGAATATCGCTGCCTTTGCCAAAGCCAAAATACTGCTTGAACTTCATGGCCTGTTTGCTGATCGCGCCGCTTGCCCAATTGCGTTCAAGCGCCGTGTCTCGCCATTCATCGGGCAATGACCAGCCCGATGAAAGCTTGCTGACAACGGCTTTCGGCCTACCTCGTTTGGCATCAGACGCAGCTTCGCTGTGACCGTCAAAAACCGCAGGGGGGCTTTCGGGGGTTATTCTTTTCTGAATTTTTGACTCTTGTTTCTTAGGCTCGGATTCCTGCTCGGAGCCTTGCTCGAACGTTTGCTCGTTCCGCGCAAAAATGCCTTTTTGATTCAAGTAGCTGCTTTGACCTCCTTTCGCGCCATTCTTGCGCAATCTGGCTCTTAAATGCGTGTCGCGCACCATGCGCCTGCAAAAAATGCGGCCCTTCACATCGCGGGAAAAAACGCCGTTTTGGGAAAGCTCATCGAGAAGCCTTTCGACCTCCCGTTCGGCAACCCCTGTCAAAAGAGAGAGGTCCGTAGAGGAACAAGGTCGTCCGGCCACGACTATGAACCCAGTCGGGGTGGATCTTGCCGCAATGCACAGGAGCCGCATCCAGAGGCCCTGGGCGGCGAGTGAGCATACGCGGAGCGCGGGATCATTTTCCCAATCGCTCCAGTAGAACTTGCTCCACGGATAAGAGATTGTCATTTGGGGCGGCTCCTTTCGGAAATTTTCGAGCCGAACCCACCGTAATCGCGATCCCATTCCGCCATCTTCTGGCGGAAGGCGCGAATCTTTTGAAAAGAAGCCTCGCTGATGCGACCATTCCCTAAAGAGTCGCGGCAGCATAGGTCGCTGGCCTCCCCAAGCGGCACGCTCGCTATGGGGTCTATTTTGGAAGGGATTGTACGATGGCCATCAAGATGGGAACACAAGGCGAAGAGGCGCTGATAGTGCATCAGCTACCACCCCCGTTCGTGCTGGAGGATGGCTCTCCCGATGAGATAGGGGATTTGTGGGACGACGGCATTGCCGAGGGCGCGCAGACGCTCCACTCGGTTGGAAACCCCATAAGCCACTCGACCCACGTCGGGTTCAATTGACCACTGCTCTCCGACACGACCATGCTCAGGCCGAGTTGCTTTCCCTTGGCCATGCGGCGTTGCACAGCGGGATTGCTCATATTTCCTCTGTCTCGACAATCGCTGGCATTCGGGGTCGGCCAAAGTTTCTGCTTCTGCCCCGATCCCGACCGATAGGCCATCGCCGCCCATTCTTCGCGGCTCCGGCATTTCTCTTTCAGCATGAGGAGTGCCCCATCGTTCGTGAAGCCCCGAACGTCGGGTGTTGGCCAGAGATGATCCATTGTGTTTGACGTGAGCAATAATCCAGATGCGGTCTCGCCTATGCGGCGCGCCAACGGCGCAAGCTGGAATAATAAACGGCCAGACGGTGAAACCTTCAGCTTCCAGCGATGCGGCAACCTCATCGAAGCCGAGGCTAATATGCCCAGCAACATTCTCGGCAACGACCCATCGCGGCCTGATCTCTCGAACAAGGCGATACATTTGCGGCCAGAGATGTCTTTCATCTTCTTCGCCACGCCTTCGTCCTGCCATGCTGAAAGGCTGGCAAGGGTATCCGCCGCAAATAAGCTCGACTGCGCCCCTATACCGCGCCCCGTCGAGCGTGCGCACGTCCTCGTGGATCGGCACGTCCGGCCAATGCCCGCGCAGGACGGCGCGGCAGTAAGGTTCAATCTCGCAAAAAGCGACGGTTCGCATTCCTGCGGCTTCGAGTCCGAGGGAGAATCCGCCAATTCCTGAGAAGAGATCGAGGACATTCAATCTCCTAATCCACCAGCAGCAGGTCGGAAAACTCCAGCCCCTGCGGAGCGCGGGCGACAAACACGCGATGGCCTCGTTGAATATGATCCTGCGTGGCCTCTATCAGTGACCTGCCCCCCAT